TAAAAATACTATTATTAACAATAATTTTAGCAAAATTATTATACATTTTACAATTATTACTCATGATTCTAAAATGTAAAATTATAGGATCATTATAATTGGGACATATACCACCTGAAAATGCATTATTATTTATAAAATTTAAAACATCATTTATAGATATATAATTATAAGTTTCTTTTATACTATAATCTAAAACAGAAGAGGTAGCTACTACTGGTTGATTGTTTATGGAATAAATTTCAAAATCAAGAAAACGCACACCTTGTTTAAGACATACTAATAAAGAACATAAATTAACAAAATCATTTTTAAAATTACCTGGTGAACAACAATTATATGCTGATTTAACATAAAAATCCCGTAATCTATATGTATTACTATTATTATCATTAGTTATAGATGTTAAAGGTGGTGTATTTTGATAAATACTATTAATATAATTACAATTACGTTGATCTAAAGTCAATTTATAATAAATATAATAAATTATACTTATTAATATAATTATAATAAATAAAATAGATAATGTTTTAATAAAATAAGTTTGATCAATATTATTTGTAAATTTTTCAAACTTTTTTTTTATATCAGGTAATTTATTGAGTGGATTTCCTTTATCAGTCATTATATATTAATATTATAAATAAATACTTAAATTTACTTATATATATATGATTAATATATAATGCCAGGTGGATTATTAAATTTAGCATCTGAAGGTAATTTAAACAATATATTAACAGGTAATCCTAAAAAAACATTTTTTTCAACTACATATTCTAAATATACTAATTTTGGTATGCAAAAATTTCGTATTGATTATGAAGGTATTAGAAAATTAAGAAACACACAAGACTCTATATTTTCATTTAATATTCCTAGATATGCAGATTTATTAATGGATACATATTTTGTTGTTACATTACCTAATATATGGAGTCCTATTAGAGAATTTTTTCCTCCATTTCAAACAGATATTAGTGATACATTACAAGCAGATAAATTTTGTTCAATAACAAGAAATTTATGGCCATATGAATTTAAATGGATAGAAAATTTAGGTTCTCAAATGATACGTTCTATAAAATATTCAATAGATGGAACAATTATACAAGAATTTACTGGAGAATATCTTTATAATATGGTACAGCGTGATTTTAGTGAAGAAAAGAAAAAATTATTTAATGAAATGACAGGAAATACAAGTGATTTAAATGATCCAGCTAATTATGGTGGTAGAATTAATAATTATCCGAATGCAATATTCATAAAAAACGATGAAAATAATGAAAATGTTTCAAATAATTCACATATTTTTGGTCCAGAACCGTCTATACGTGGTAAAAAAATTTATGTTCCATTAAATATTTGGTCAACATTAAATAGTAAATTAGCATTTCCTTTAATTTCATTACAATATAATGTATTAAATATAGAAGTAACTTGTCGTCCTATTCAGGAATTATTTGTTGTTAGATATCAACCAACAATAGAAATTGCTAAAATATTTAATGAATTAGAAATAAGAATGTATACAAAAACAGATGTTAGTGGATATATATCTGAAGATGAATTTATAACTAAATTAGAAGAAACAAAAAATATTGGTAAATATGTTCAACCTAATCAGTTAAATGAATATTATCAAATATTTAGATTTTTAAATCCACCTATATCACCAGAAAGAAATGATCAATCTATGAATATTCATTATATTAATTTGAATGGGGTTCTAGATTCATCATCTGTATTAATTGAAGATAATAGACATAAAAATGGCACTATAAGTTTAGAAGAAGATGTTAATTTATATCAATCAGTTAATTCTGAATGGAATTCAGATATACATTTACTAGGTAATTTTGTATTTTTAACTGATGAAGAAAGAAGATATTTTGCTGAAAAAGAACAAAATTATTTAATAAAAGAAGTATATGAAAATACATATTATAATATAACGGGACCTAATTTAATAAAACTAACAACACAAGGATTAGTTTCTTCATGGATGTGGTATTTTCAAAGAAGCGATGTTAATTTAAGAAATCAATGGTCAAATTATACAAATTGGGAATATAATACTATACCATTTAAAGGAATAACTAATTTTACATCACTTTATAAAAATACTGATATAATAGATAGAATTTATGAAAAAAGTAATACTTTAATTAATACTAATAATCTAGCTAATTGGGATATTTCTACATTAGCTAATTTTAGTTTATATTATATAGATATCAGTTTTAATAATGATTTAAGTTCAGTTGAACAAAGAATTAATGGAAATGCTAATTCAAGCAATCTTAAATTAAATTATTCTAAGTTACCTAAACCATATCTAATATCAGGACCACTACATATAGAAAATGAAAAATTTATAATGAAAAAATGGGGATTACTATTAAATGGTAAATATCGTGAAGAATTAATGGATTCTGGAATAACAAATTATATAGAAAAATATACTAGAACAAGTGGTTCTTCTAAAGATGGACTATATTGTTACAATTTTACTTTAGATTCAAATCCTTTTAAATATCAACCATCAGGAGCAATTAACTTATCTAAATTTAATTTGGTACAATTTGAAATAGAGACTATATTACCACCACAAAATAAATTTGTAAAAGTTCAAAATATATTAGATATGTGTGGAAATATAATAGGTATTAGAAAACCTACCTGGAAAATGTTTGATTATAATTATAATTTACATATTATGGAAGAAAGATATAATATATTAAAATTTAGTGGAGGAATAGCAAGTTTAGTATTTTCAAGATAATATATTAAAGTTAATATATTAAATAATTTAATATATTAATGGGAGGAGGTTTATTAAATTTAGTATCAGAAGGAAATAAAAATATATTTTTAAATGGTAATCCAAAAAAAAGTTTTTTTTCAACCAAATATTCAAAATATACAAATTTTGGTATGGAAAAAATTAGAGTTGATTTAAATGGTAATAATAAGTTAAATAATTTAAATGATAGTAAATTTAAGTTTAAAATATCTCAATATGGTGATTTATTGTTAGATACATATTTTGTTGTTACATTACCTAATATATGGAGTCCTATTGCTGAATTTTATCCAGAACCTAAAAATTATGTACACGATGCTAATGGTATAAAATATTATTCTAATATAAAAAGAAATATATTTCCTTATGAATTTAAATGGATAGATAATTTAGGTAGTCAAATAATTAGAAATGTAAAATTCTTTATAGGAGGTGTATTAATACAAGAATTTACTGGACAATATTTATATAATTCAGTAGAACGAGATTTTAGTGAAGCTAAAAAAAAATTATATTATGAAATGACTGGTAATACAAAAGATTTAAATGATCCAGGAAATTATGCTGGTAGAAATAATAATTATCCAAACGCAATCTATAATAAAGATTGGTTACCAATTGGTCCTGAACCTTCTATAAGAAGTAAAAAAATCTATATTCCTTTAAATATATTTTCAACATTAAATAATAAATTACCAATACCTTTAACTAGTTTTGATAAACAAAATTTAAGAATTGAAATAACATGTAGACCATTAATAGAAATATGTCAAGTTAGATATATTCCTGAACCAGATATATTAGAAAAATATAATGAAATTATGATAAGAAATGATACAAATAATTATACTACAAATACTACTGATCCTAGTTGGAATGAAGAAATTAAAAATCAATATTTAAATGATATAAAATATATCGGAGAATATGTAAAACCAATACAAACTATTAATAAATACTTATTTTATCGTTTCCTTAATCCACCATATTCACCAGAATTAAATAGTGATGTAAATGATATATCAAATAATAGATATTATAATGGAACAATTACAGGAACATCATTTGATTTTCAATTTTATCAAACAACCAATAATATATTTAATAATGATGTTCACTTAATTTGTAATTATGTATTTTTAAGTAATGATGAAATAATTTTATTTAAAAAAAAAAAAATATCATATTTATTAAAATTTGTAGATGAACTAGATTATCAAGGATTAATTGAAAATACTTCAGTAAAACTTTTAAATAAAGGATTAGTAACATCTTGGATGTGGTATTTTCAAAGAAATGATAGTAATTTAAGAAACGAATGGTCTAATTATACAAATTGGAAATCGAATAATTTAGAATATCCTATAATTAATCAAATTGCAAGTAAATTCAATTATAAAGATAAAAATTTACCAAGTCTTTTTTATAAATTAGCTAATAATCATTATTTAAGTAAATTAGGAATAAATAATATACAATATTTTGAAGTAAAAAATTATGATTTAAAATTTTATAATAAAACATCTCAAAATCAAAATATTCAATTTAATAACTTAAATTCTATCTATAACACGAGTAGTATATTATGTAACTCTAATATAAAAAATATATGTAAAAATATTTCAATATTATTCGATGGTGATATAAGAGAAAATAATTTATATTTTGAATATTTAAATTCAGCCGAACCATTTGTTCGTAATAATACATATAATAATAATGTTTTATATTACAATTTTTGTTTAAATAGTAATAATTCTAATTATCAACCAAATGGTTGTATAAATTTATCAAAATATAATAATGTATCTATGAATATAGAATTAATTAGTGGAAAAAAAAATGATAATGCAGAAACAAAATTATTAGTAAATTCACAAGGTGAAATGATTGGTATAAATAAAACTGAATGGGAAATTTTTGAAACTACTTATGATATGCATTTTATGCAAGAAAGATATATTATACTTACTTTTGAAGATGGAAATATAGAATTAAATAATCTTATTTAATTATGTTATTTAATAATGAAAAATCTATACTTTGTTCTAATATTTCTTTGTGTAAGATAAACATAATAATATATCTAATAAAAGCTTGTATTAAATAAATATACAATTCATTTAATTTTTCTCTCTTTAAAATATTATTTGATACAAAATTAATTATTGTAAATATAATTGTTGATTCTTCTATATTAAAATTATAGCAATCATTAATAATATCATTAATAATATTACTATTAAAAGAAATAATATTTTTTAAATTTTTTATTTCTTTTAACGATGTTTTTCTGTATTGATATTTATCATTGATATAATTTTCATTAGTTTTTTTTCTTATAGTAATACTATTAATAATTTTAATATTATAAATATTATTTTTTTTGATATTTATGTTATTATTTTGTTCTGGTTTATTAATAATATTTTGAGAAATTAAATTAAAACTAGGTATTATATTATTTTTTTTTTTATGAGCCATATTAGCAATATTGCTTGGTGCTGATTTAACTCTTCTCATTTGAATATATATTATATATATTAATATTTATTAATATTTAAGATAATAAAAATATTAATCAATTTTATAATTTTTTTATAAATATTTAATTTTATAACAAAGATGTATTTAATTGTTGTGATACTTGAATAAATGTTGTACATTTAGCCATTTCTTTTATAGATTTGGCATTAATATATGTACAAGTACTTCTTAAACCACCTAGATAATCTAATATTGTATTTTGTAAAGAACCTTTATATTTTATTTTTAATTTTCTACCTTCTGATGATCTATATGATGACATTTTACCATAATGTTTTTCCATGGCATGTTGTGAACTCATACCATAGAATTCTTTAAATTTTACTCCGTTTTCTTCTATAAGTTGGCCAGGATTTTCATCATGTCCTGAAAACATACTACCACCCATAACAAAATCGGAACCAGCGCCAAATGCTTTTGCCATATCTCCAGGCGAAGTTATACCGCCATCACCTATTATATGACCACCTACACCATGTGCTGCATCAGCACATTCTATAATAGCAGATAATTGAGGCATACCAACTCCTGTTTTTAATCTAGTAGTACATACTGCTCCTGGCCCAATTCCAATCTTAACAACATCAACTAGACCATTTAAAATTAATTCTTCAACAATTTCTCTAGTAACTACATTACCAGCTACAATATTTTTATTAGGAAATAATTTACGAACATTTTTACAAAATTCTACAAGATTACTAATATAACCATTTGCAATATCTATACATATCCAGTTACAATTTACAATTTCAAAAATATTTTGTAAATTTTCTAAAGATTCATTACCAATACCAGTAGAAATCATAAAATAATCAGGGTTCATTTCTCTATTTTGAATTTCATAACTATATTGTTCAATCGTATAAAATTTATGTAAAGCAGTTATAATATTAAATTTTGATAATACATCATAAATTTCAAATGTACCAATAGTGTCCATATTAGCAGCAATTATAGGTATACCATTCCAGGTATTTTTAGAATTTACAAAAGTAAATTTTCTATTTAAATCTACCTCAGAACGACTATTAAGAGTACTTCTTTTTGGGCGAATTAAAACATTATTAAAATCTAATTTTGGTCCATATTCTATTTTATTCATAATTGTATTAATAATAGAATTATTTTTAAATTGTATTATTATATATATCATGATTGAACAATATAATAATACAGTAACAGTTGAGCCATTAGAAAATATGGATACAACAACTAACAATGATGAGACAACTAATACTATGCAATCTAATACATTAAATGGTAATTCAGATAAGATTACACAAGCTGTTATATTATTATTAATACATTTAGGTATTTTATTATTAATATTAGGTTTAGGATCTAATTTATTATTTTTTGTTTTTTCTACAACTAATTTAGAATACCAAGAAAAACTTTTATTTGATTATATGTTTGATACTGAATGTAATGATGATTCTTGTACTAAACCAAATAAAGATATAAAAACTGCAATGGTTGGTGGAAATAATCTTAATAAATTAAAAGAAATAGGAAAGTATTTAAAAACCAAAGATATTGTAGAAACATGTAAAAAAATTAATTCTGAAAAAATTTCTCAAGAAAAAAATGAACCAACTTTTAATTCAGATCCTAGTTTATATCAATTGTTTTGGAAAGCTGATAAAGATTCTGATTTATGGTTAAATAGAAAATTAAAAAATATATTACAAATACTACAGTTCACTAGTAATATTTCATGTTCATTAACAATATTTATTGGAATATTTTTTTATATTATATTAATAATTTTCACATTATCACCTATATTATCAATCGTATATACTTTTAATAATGCATATAATTTTTTGAATCTTAGTTTTAATTCTAATTTTTATAAAGAATTAGGAATTATAAAAATAGCATTTGGTATATCTTTATATATTATATTTACATTTTTTCTACCTATTATAACTACACGAATTTATTTTTTAAAAAGTATATTTTTACTTTTACAAATGTTACTTTATCCATTAGTAATAGATGGTGGTATAAGTTTATTAAAAATTTTACAAAATAATATGTTTATAGTAAAATTAATAACAATTATATTATCAATTTCTTATGTTAGTTTTTTGAGCACACTAGTTGACAAAACTACATATATAGGTGTTTTAATTGCTTTTGTATTAATAATATTATACACACTTAAAAATTTATTTACTTAATCTGAACAAAATTGATATAAAAATATAATTGTAATTAAAGATTATATGGGTAAAAATAAAAAAAATAATAAAAAATCGAATGATCCATTTGTAAGTGTTTGTACACCTACGTATAATAGACGACCTTTTATAGAATCAATGATTAAATGTTTTAATCATCAAACTTATCCAAAAGAAAAAATAGAATGGATTATAATAGATGATGGTACTGATAAAATAGGTGAATTAGTTAAACAACATCCAAATGTTAAATATTATGAATATAATGAAAAAATGTCTTTGGGTAAAAAAAGAAATTTAATGCATGAAAAATCATGTGGTGATATATTAGTTTATATGGATGATGATGATTATTATCCACCAGAGAGAATCAGACATGCAGTAGATATGTTGTTAAGTCATCCAAAAGCATTATGTGCAGGGGCTAGTGAAATATATATATATTTTAAACATATTGATCAAATGGTGCAATTTGGTCCATATGGTCCAAATCATGCTACAGCAGGAACATTTGCATTTAAACGCGAATTATTGAAAGATCATAAATATAATGATACAGCAGCATTAGCTGAAGAAAAATCATTTTTAAAAGATTATACTGTGCCGTTTGTTCAATTAGAACCAAAAAAAACAATTTTAGTTTTTTCACATATTCATAATACATTTGATAAAAAAACATTATTAAACAATAAACATCCTAAATTTGTTAAAGATTCAGATAAAACTGTTGATGATTTTGTAAAAGAAGATGATTTAAAAGATTTTTATATGAACCAAATTGAAGTATTATTAGAAAATTATGAACCAGGAAGACCAGAAATGAAACCTGATGTATTGAAACAGATTAAAGAATTAAAAGAACAAAGAGAAAAAATGGCAAGGGAAGAAAGAGATAAACACATCAAAAAAAATTTAGTACCAGAACACATAGTATCTATGATGAAAGAAAATCCTGCAATGTTAAAAGAAATATTGAAAAATCAAAATAATATGACAGATGAACAATTTCAAAAATTAAAAGAACATATAGAAATTCAAGAAAAAATAATAAATAATAATAATAATAATAATAATAATAATAATAATAATATTAATAATAATAGTAATAGTAATAATAATAATGGAGAAATTGTAGTTCAACATAATGGTAATAAAAAAATATTAAATAATAATGAAATAGTAAATATATTACAAGAACAACAAAATAAAATTAAAGAATTACAAGAAATTATTAATGATAAAGATAAATTAATAAAAGATCTAATATTAAGAATAGAACAATTTCAAAATCAAAACTAATTATTTAATAATATTAAAAATAATAATATTTTGAATAATAATATTTTAAAATAATAATATTTAAAAATAATAATAATATTATTATTAATAAGAATGGAAATGTATGGATATCGTAATAAAAAAATTTTTTATAGTGATATACCAGGAACATTAATTGTCAATGCTATAACTGGTGAAATTTATCCTTATAAAGTTGGTTCTCCAGATGAGAAAAAATTATTTAAAGTAAGAGACAATTCTTTATTAAATAAGTTTGATACTGGATACCAAAATGGCCATACTGCCTATTATAAAGATATTAATGAATATTTAAAATTTAATAATATATATTTTGAAGATAAAGAAAGTTTTGAAATCTGGAAAGAAAGTATAAAAAATTAAAATATATTTTTATATATAATGACATTCGAAAAAACCAATAAAACAAATAAAAAAAATAAAACAAATAAAAGAAATAAAACAAATAAAAAATTAAAACCATCTATAAAGAAATTAAATATTGGATTTCCTATATATAAAGCTTATGACTTTGATGGTAAACAATTATTACCTTATAAAATGAAAATGTATACAGAAACTGGTGATAGTTGTTTATTAGAAAATAGCAGTTGGTTTGGTGATTTAGAAGTTGCAAAAGAATATAACACATCTGATCGAGAAATTTACAAATGGAATATTAAAATTCCAACTAATTTATTAAATATAACTCATAATAATAAAAAATTTATAGAAAATTTATTTTTAAATACTAATCAAAATTTACAACCACTTTTAAATATTAATAAAAAAATTGTTTATAATAATCCATATTTACATATGAATAATAAAGAAAAAGCACTATACGAATTCAAATTTGCATTTGGTTATTTAACAATAGAAGAACAATATGAATTTTTATTGCTAGTAAAATTTTTAATTAAAAATAATTATATTAAAATAGAGAGAAGAGACGGTAGTAGTATAATTAAAAAACTTAATATAAAAATAGCTTATTATAATTTAAATAAATTTTTTAATAAAAAAAATACTTATAATCGTATTAGTATTTATAAATTTGATAAATATGCTATTATGAATTTATGCAGATCTTTAAAATATAAATATAATATTTCGGGAGTATATCAAAGAAATGACACTAGTTTTTGGTTTCCATCACTAGGATTCTATAAAATGAATATTAAAGAATATATATTTTTTAATCCTGCTAAAAATTTAAAATATGATAAAAAAATTTAATTATAAATATGGTTTTAATAAATTATATGAATAATTTAAAGCATTTTTTTTTAGAGTATATTTTTTAATATTTTTATTTTTCATTTCAGGATAACTAGTTAATAATATTTCATTTATTGTATGCCAAAGAGGTATATAATCTGCAATTATTAATCCTAATAGCATTATATTATTTTTTTTAGAATCCATTATATTATAAAATTCAAATAACATAATATATAATAATGATGCGGAACCAGATGGACCACCTATATATTTTTTATTATAAAATTGCATTATCTTAGCATAAGGTGAATTAAATGAAATTTTATATTTTTTTTTACTAGTATATATTCCATATTTTTTATAAGTATTATTTCCAATAATACTTTTAGTGCATTTATTTAAATTTTTTAAATATTTTTTTGAATCTATTTTATTATTATTTTTCTTAGTTCTAAAAAAATCCATATTAATTAAATTTTTACGATAAATTGAATAATTTTTATCATCTTTATCAATAACAAATATTATATCAAAAACAAAAAAGTTATAATTATATTTTAAATTTTTATTAGTAATTTTAGTATAAGATTTATAAAAATTATCCCAAGTAAATTTTTTTGTTAAAAGACTTTTATTTAAATTTGTAATAAATTTTTCTTGTAAATATTTATTTTTATTAACTATATATATTGTTAATATTGGATTACATAAATTATTAATTGATGATGTTACTTTAAGAAATTTATCATTAAAAAATTCAAATAATTTACTTTTATCTTTTAAATATTTAAAAATTGTTATTATTTCTGAACTATTAAATCCAATTAAACTAATTATATTTTTTTCTTTTTTTTCTTTAATTAAAGGAGAAATAATACTTTTCCATTTTGTTGGGTAATTATTTTTCCAAAATATTAATAATTTATAAAAAATATCAAATGCAAAATTTTTTATATTATTATTATTTATTAAAAAACAAGAAAAATCATTTATATTTTTAAAATTACCTTTTTTTTTATTACTTTTTTTTGTATATTTCATTATATATATAATTTTATATTATATATATAAATTTTATATATAGTAATTATCATAAATAATATAAAAAATTTTAATCATTTAAATTATTATATATACGATTAATATATTTAAATATTCTGTTAATATCTAATTTATTAATATCATATTTTTCAAGTTCTAAATATATATCATTAATATCATTAAATAAAAATTTTTCATAAAAAAATGATAAAACATCTTTTTTATCA